ACACGCTTGGCTACTTCTTCAGGCCGTGCGTTGTATGCTTTTTGATATTCCAGTTTACGTTTGCTTGAGGCTGGCATTTCGGGGCTCCAATACTAAGTATGCATCTATGGCGTTAAACAAAGCACCAAGGTCTGCTGGGTCATCTACTACCCATGCAAAGCCATCGGCGTCTCGTATATTCTCCATGATTCTTTTCTGATTGTCAGTTACATTGTTACGTTTGCCCGGAGCTTTTGTCTCAATGGCGACAAAGACGCCTCGATAGCAAATGATGATGTCAGGAATACCTACTTGACCCATACCGTTGGACACAGGCATAAAGAAAAATGCTTTGCGTTCTCTAAGGAACTTCTTGCAAGCTTCCTTAACTTTTCCTTCGGGTGTCATTAATGTTCGCCCTTCATGCGCTTGGTCGTAAACAAGTCTGCGTACTGCGGATACTTAACCTTCCACAGGCGAGCGTAGAAAGCTACATAGTCATGGTTTATCTTCACGTCTTCATTAGTTGAAACAATGGCTGTTTCCCAGCGGATGCGATCAATGACTATGTGGTGACTAATTTTCGTTCGTCCGTTAGCGACAGCTTCCATACTGAAACGCTGAAAGTAATTCCACACACTGGGGTTTTCTTTATGCCAAGCCCACCATTTCTTTTTTCGTTCGTCGTATGTCATGTTTTCCTCCCGTTAAAGTCACACGATGTCACAGGGCACCACGCCTTACACAAGCCTGATGTTTTAGCTGGCCATGAATCACGCTCGTATGCTGATTCAAGTTTGCGCACTCGTGGCAGTAGGTTCTGCCATATACCTGCAAGGTCTGCACGCTCACGCACTTGCCAGTCGATCTTCTTTTCCTTGAGCCACACAAAGCCAGTCGTTACCTCCTGTACTTCGGGGTGATGGTGAAACACATAGGTGGCATACAGGTCAAGTTGTTCTGTGGGCTTACGCTTACCAGTCTTGTAGTCCATGACGGCGGCTTTCTTCCCTGCAATCACAACAAGGTCAGCTATGCCCCTTGTCCATGCGTTCTTCCAGTCGCAAGGTTGGAAGTCTCTGTCGAGAGCGTATTCTCGTTCTGGAAACTTTGCACCCTTGAGCGCTGCAAGTTTGTTAGCCAGCGGTTGCCACTGTGTCATGCCTTCGGGCAAGAGTTCTCCATGCAGGATGAAGTTCTCAAATGCCGTATGCACTTTGGTTCCCCACTCGGTGTGAATCGTCGGGGGCTCCACGATGTCGCGGATTACTTTAAGGTGATAGAACTTCTTCGGGCACGTTTCAAACGTGTCTAGTTGCGAATAAGTCCAAGCTGGGTTAGCCATGCTTGCTCCATAGGGTTTCGCCCCCAAAGCGACATTCGTTGCTTGGAGACTCGTGGTTGTTAGACCCCACTTTAACAGGTTTCTGCGATTCGTCAACACTATTTTGCTTCGCCATAGCAGCTTGCAATATCACCTTCAGACCACGTCACCAACTCGGGCCACCATGACACGCCTTGACGCATGATGCTCTGCAATGTGTCTAAGTGAGACTCTGCGGAATCTTCTGGAACTACATACACAAGCTCGTCATGCACAGTGAGCGCTGGCCGCATACCGGTAGCCTTAAAGAACTTGACTGCATGCTCAGCAATGACATCTCGTGCAAGCGCTTGAACTAAATTCTCTACACCCTTTCCTGCATAGATGCGAGCGCGAGTGCGACCGTTGCCGTACCACCATTCAAGCTTGCCGTTGTCATCACGTTCTTGTTTCAAGTCAGGGTAGTAGATGCAACGACCTGATGGCAAGCGAACTGCGTTCTTCTCTGTAACGCACATACCCCATGGATCGATGGATGACTCGATGCCTTGCTTGATATTGGTGAGGTTGCTTTGAAACGCCTTCCACCCATCGGCAATCTCGGAGTGTGCATCGCGATATGCGGTTACTACCTTTGTAGCTTCCTGCAAGTCCATGTCCACACCGCCCATTAGCTTCGCAACCTTTTGGAACGTAGCGCCGCCTGCGCCGAACCCCAGCCCGAGATGTGCGACCTTGCCAACTTGACGTTGGGTTTTGGTGACTTGACTCTCCTCAATTCGGTAGAGATTGTTCGCAGCAAAGTACTTGTACAAGTCTGCTTTATCAGGGCTGGCCTTAAATAATTCGATAGCATAGGGAACCTTCCATAAGAACATGTTGACACGCAACTCGATACCCGACAGATCGGACACGATGATCTTGTAGCCCTCGGGGGCCCGGAGCGACATGCGTAGTGCATCTGATGGTCTAGGTGATGGGCCGATGCGGGGTAAGTTCTGCATGTTGTACTGCTCACCCGACCATCTGCCTGTAGTGTCTGCGCCAGCGTACTTGAGCGGCACGGGTATCTTGCCGTCACATACATTAGCGGCCTTGATAAAAGCCTCTAGGCGCGTTTCTAACAGCGTAGACTTAACTTCTAGCCTAGCCATGGCTGCGGCGGCTACAAGGGGGTTTCTGTGCGTTTGTAGGGCTATGAACGCCTCGTCAGTCTTAGCCAGTGCCTGTGTCATCTTGGCTGGGTTAGTTGGCGATACCTTCATGGGTATTTCAACACCGAGCTTCTCCAGTAACGCACCGAACTTGGCGGCTGATGCCAACTCGCTACGCACAGTTTCTTCCATGCTATTGCCTTCAAGTGCGCTAGCTGCAAACGTGCCGATGTCTAAGGCTTTAGCCAATGCAAGTAAAGACTCGCGCTTGTCTACTTTGACTTGTTGTAGGGCTAGCTTGACCTTGGGCTTATCCAATTCGAACTGAGGCTCGACAAGCATGCGTGTAGTCATGTCTATCAACACCAGCTCCTGCTTCGGGAATCCCTTGGCCAGTTGCTTGAACAGCTTTGCACACAGATCGGTATCGACCTTGTTGTACTCCTCCATTGCGGCGATCTCATCTTCGCTGAAGTTGACGAAGTGTTTGCCCTTGGTGTTGGTAGCTTCGAGGTCTAGCTTTGCACCGATGCCAAACTCAGCGGCTAGCTTCTTGAGTGACACGCCTGTAAGGTTTTTGCCACCAAAGAACACAGAAGTCTTGGAGTACTTGGAACGTGCCATTGCAGCCGTACACCCGTACATCTTAGGGTTGATACCCAAGCGCCATGCAAGGATCATTGCATCAAAGCCAGACATGTTATGACCGATAGCCATAGCGTCTGACCAGTCCATCGCCTGCATGTGCGTGCGAATGTTTTCTTCACCGAACAGTACATAGGTTGGCTCGTCGCCTTCCTTGATAGACACCGAGATGATTTCTGTATCAGGGTGTTGTATGTACTCAGTTGGTGACATACGAGAGAGCGTGTGGGTTGCATCCCAGTACGTCTCAAAGTCTAGGTATATTGGCTTCATTAAGCCTCCAGTTGGAATGCCACGATTGCTGTGGAGATGATGTCGTTAACATCTTTGACAGTTGCCGCGATGTGCGTGTCGAACTCATAGCCTTCTCGCGTTGCGATGTTGACGATGTAGCCGTTGCTCACTTGCTGTACTTCAATACGCCCGCTGAAAAGTGTTTTGTTCTTCATGCGTGGCTTGTCGGAGTAGTGAACTGATGAGCCGTGTAGTTGTGCCTGCCCTATGGCGACATTCTGTTGTGCCTGAGAAGCCGCAAACAAACCACCAGTGGTACTGCCGATTAGTGCGCCTAGCAGACTCATGACTGCACCTCTTTGAGTTTCATCCTGTAGTGGTACGCCTTGCCTGCATCGTCACTACCTTCCTTGCGGCCTGCTCGCATCGAGTACTTGATGACATTGCCCTTGAGGAATCCTCTGAATTCTTCAGGTGTGAGTACGGCTTCCATGACTTCCCAGGGCTGTACTGGCATGTCTTTGTAATGACTGCCGCCCACTTGCATTTCGTTTGGATTGTCCATGATGCTCCTTGTGGTTACTTAAGGTTTCTAACGGTGACTCGCTTGGCCCAGCACGAAGCGCAATACCACTTGCTTGGGTTCATTTGAATGCCGCCTTCGGGCGGTCTTTTCTCTTCGCATTTGTTGCAAAGTTTTAGTTGGTGTATTGGTTGTTTACTACCAATGTCCATTTGTTGTCTGGCGAAGCCGTTCATTTATTTCTCGGGTTGGTTATCTTCTCAAGCACACGCTTCAGTATCTGCACATGCATGATGTTGTCTTTGTTTCTAACGATTGCTCGTCTGACTATGGCTGCACAACGCTTGCGTTCTTCTTCAAGACTTGTAGTGTCCATTGATCTCCTCCAGTTTCTTGAGCGCCGCCTGTAGTCCTGCAAGGCCACCTACGCGCTGATCGTTAATGAATATCTGAGGCATCTGACGTGCATCGGGGTACTCCTTCAGCATGTTCTCCCACCGAGTACCTCGTTCTATATCTACATCGATGTACTCCAAGCCTTTCGACTCTAGTAGTTGCTTTGCCGATGTGCAGTTGGGGCAGTTGTCTTTTGTGTATACGATGATTCTCATGTCTTCATATTCCTAATTTCTTGAGCGCACATACGCCCAGTCCAAGTTGGGTGTTCATCAATTGCCTTTGCAGCTTCCTCTAATACTTGGTTGCGCTGTGATGGAGAAACAAAAATATCAAAGTGATACGGCTGTCCCTTCATGGTGTTCTCACGTTCAATGCGTTCGAACTCGTCGTCTTCATCGGTGTGAATCATAGGGGCGCATCCTCGTAGTTGTCTATGTTGAATGGCAGTTTGTGTAGTGGCTCGTGTTCAGGCGGTTGGTTGGGGAACGGCCATGTCACAGCATTGCACTTGTTATCGTCAGGTACACAAACGCCCAAAAAGTGGCTAGGCATATTGCTATCCATATAAAAATCTCCTTGTTGCTCATGTTTTACTTTCCACAATAGGTCGCATCTTGCGTTGACGAAACTCTTCCTTCACAAGTTCAACGGCTTTGTCCATGTCCTT